GATTGTTACTATTGAAACCACCTTCAGAAAATACTTCAGCAAGTTGTCTCCTGTTTACCCCTCCTAAAATTTTCCTGTTCTTCCTGATAGGATCAATGAGTTTACCAGATGCACCTGCGGAAGGGTTTCTCAAAGCAAGTCTGTATTTCTTATCAGGGTTTACATTCCAAGCACTTGAAATTTCTCTAAAGGCTACGTCTGTATCTGAACGAGATATAGCTGGCACCATGTTTCCGCCCGCTTCTCTTACAGAATCGAAGTAGTCTTGAGGTTTAAAGTCTGTAAACTTTCTGATAGCCAGACCCTCTACTTTTTCTCCTAGTTTTGAAAGACCTCTTCCGTACTGCTCATTATAAAGTTGTTGTGCGTTGACTGCTCCCATAACTTTCTTGAGGGCTGATTGTTTATTTTCAGTAAGTTTTTCTTTTCTTTTTTGCAAGGCTCTTACCTGACCATAGTTTCCCAAATCATTAGCAGCTTTAATTTTCTCCTCAATGATAGGAAGTTCTTTTGTTGCTGTATCAAACTCTTTCAAACTTAACTTAGCCCTGTTCGTCATTGCCTGTGTTACGCCCTGCCTCCGTGCGGCAATAGCTCGGGGACTTACCCTAGTTACAGCTTCATTAGTCAAACCTTTTACAGCAGCTTCGCCTAGACCAAACATCCCACCCGGTCCTTTTCCGTAGAAAGCTCTTATAAAGTTAGGGGTATTTCCTAAGCCCGACTCTGCGGTTTGTTTTGCCATTTCAGAAAGTATGTTTGAAAACTGACTTGCCGTTTCAACACCAACGCTTCTCAAATATCTAACAATTTTATTGAAAGGGAGAGCATTAAGACCTAGTGTTGCTCCAGTCCCTAAGCCGGGGTCTTTATAGAAGTCATAACTATCCACACCAACGCTAGTAGTCGTTCCTAGATATGGAACCATAGACGTGGCTAGTTGAGCTTTTTCTTTTGGAGACATTTCAGAAAGAATTTTATTAGCAACTTCTGAACCCGTTAGTCCCAGCAAACCTGCCTTAACAAAAGGAGTTTGCATAAACGCCTGACCAAGTTCTTCTCTAAACGTAGCCATCACTTAGCCTCCTCAGGTGGGTCTTGATACAAAGGTCTAGACGCCTGTTCTTTCATGATGTTTCCAAGCTTTGTTCCTAACATATTTATCTGTTCAACAGTAAATCTTTTCCTTCGAAGCTCTTGTACAAAAGATTCAGTAAGGAGATTATCAGGAACGTAAGCAATATCAAACCTGTCTTTCTGATTGTTTACTGTTTTATTTAGTTCATTAAGAGAAGCTTGGAGACTTTCTATCAGCCTAGGGTTAGCGTTGGCTGTAAATGATCTGGTAGCAGCCTCAAGAACACGAGGGATACCTACCCTTTCCTGATCCACTACCTTCTTTTCATTACGCCTTCTTATAACTTGAACAGGCATACTGGCAAAGTTCTCTACTTTTCTACTCAGTTTTCTCATTGCCTGTCTACTGCGTTCCTGACTATCTCTGTATAGCTCTGCAAACTCATTCATCTTTTCTTCAGTCAACAACTGAGGCTCCAGTTGTCTTATCTCATTCTGAAGACGCTGTTTAGAAGCAGTCAAGGGAAGCATATCTTGGTACAGGTTGTATCCCATTTCCAAAGTAAGGTTTCTTGTTCGAGGACGACTACCGGTAGCTCCCCAGAAAATTAAATCGTTTTCATTCAAAGGTCTTCCGTTTGCCCTTTCAGCCCTTCCTAAACCCAGCAGTTCCTCCGCTGTTTGAGTTTTCGCAAACTCATCTATAATTTTATAACTTCCGCCAGCGGTTATAGGTTTAAGAAGAGTTTCTAAACCGTTTGAAATTTTTTCTTCGGTAGTTATACCTGCATAGTTTTCATATACAGGCTTACCAGTTCTGTTGTCTACTCCGGTAAGAACATTCATTCCTGCCTGTACAGCAATCTTAGGAGATACGAACTGTCCTAACGCTACATTTAAAGCTTTCCCTAGAGGGTCTTCTAGTTCCTCTTCTGACAGCGTTTCACCCCCAAAGATACGCCCAGTGAGAAGCTTTATGGGACGGACTATCTGGTCAAAGGTGTTAAAAGCGGCAGAGTTAAGAGTTCTTGTTTTAATGAAAGGTTTGTAATTTTCTTTCTGTTCTTTAACACGCTGGGCTATAAACTGTTTGTAGTTTCCTTTATACCCAAGCCTCTCTTTTATATCCGGCCAGTTATCTTCAGGAAACTGTGACTTAACAGTTTCAGGAGTAATAGCTTCAGCACCTAATTCATCTATATGAACAGGTTCCATATAAACATCGTCTGATCCAGCAGACCACTCAGGTCTTAAAGTAGCCATAACCTTACGATGTTCATCTGTTATGCCGTACACGTTTCTAGATTGAGTAAACAGTTGATCCATGCCAACAGCAACAGCGGACAGACCAGCAAGCCTTCGTAGTCCTGTAGCTGCCTGACGCATGTTACCTGTTCTCAATCCTTCTTGAAGGTCACGAACGCCATACTTGGCTACGTTCTTTGTAGTTCTCACGAGTTCTACAGGAAACAGGGTGTAGTTACCTACCACAGGAATTCTAGAAAACTGCCTGAAGAAAGCAGGAGCAGAGCCGTAAGTTGGCATGGTGTCCCTGACAATGGTTGCCGCTCTCTCGTTTATCTGTTTTGCAGATAGGTTGGGGAACATCGCTCTCTGTGCGGCTACTTCAGATTGAAAAGCAACAAGCTTTCCATACAAGTCTGGTTGTCCGTAAAGCCTACCAGCCTTTTCCATTGTTTTAGAAAAAGCCCTGCTTGCTATGTTTCCCTGCTTGTCTCCAAAGATACGTGCATTTTGAGCAATCATTTCGCCGGTTACATCTTGGTCAATAACTCCAAGACGTTTAAGCGTAGCTAGTGTTTCAATAGCTCTAGCGTCTTTCTTGATAACCTGTTGAGCTAGGGTGTTTATCTCTGATATAGCCCTCACATAGTTTTTAGGATTAAATCCATGACCATTAGCTACCATCATCTGAAGCATACCTGAGGTATTCAACAGGTAAGCAGGAGCATCTAGAGTAGTCTGGAGAGCCTGACCAAAGGAGGATATCTTAGACAGACCCCTCATTAGACCACTTGAGTTATTAACGTCGTATACATCAAGACCCCTTGAAATCATACGTGCAAAGTACTCACTAACTGCGGGGTCTTCAAGAATTCTTTTGTTATTAACACCTCCAAACTTACCCATAGCATCTCGCATCAGTTCACTCAGGTATTTATCTCCAGCACCGGCACCTTCCTTAAAAGTTTCCTTACGAGACGGAAGGAAGGGAACAAGACCGGGAAGCTCAAACTCTTTCCCTTTTGTCTGAGAGGCTATCCTCTGGATATCTTTGTAGTACCTAAGCTGAGATAGTACCTGACCTTGAGCCAAGACGGTCGATTGAATACCTTTGTAGGGGTCGTCAACCTGACCTAGAAAAGCTCTAAATTCTTCGGGTAAGTCCTTTCTTGCCAACAAGCTTTTGGCGTTTGCCTCCGCAACGGACCTAGCATGTCTATCGCTTACACCATCAAACAAGCTACGATGCCAACTACCCTCAGTACCCCTCATGTTTTCAATGATGTTGTACATGACGTTAGCTCTCTGGCTTCTTGAAAGCTCATCCTCTGGGTCTATTAGTTTTATAACGCCATTGATCCTGTTTTCAAGAGAGGCGTCTGAAATAGTCTTTTTATTCTCATAAGCAAGGATTGCCTCTTTCATTCTCTTGTTGTCTTTAGGACTCAGAGCAGAAGAATACTGACGTGTTACATAGAAGTCCTGACCATCGGAACGAACTCCAAAGTTTCCATCCTTGTACCCAAGAATCTTTGCAATCTCAGCCTCATTCTGATTTATCAATACCTTAAAATCATCCACCAGTTCTTTTACGTTAGGGTTTATGTCACCCTTTCCTGTATTAAAGTAGGATTTAAAAACATCATCAGAAACTCCGTACCTCTTCTGCGCTCTCTGGAGTTCTTTAAGACGGAAGGTTACCTGAGTTTCAAAATACTTACGGCTGTTCTGAAGACTCAGAGCAGCTTGCATCATCTCATCATCGTCACCGATTCTTGGCAATGCTGCCCTTGAAGTAAGAATTCTACCAGTTCTCGTATTGATGTTTGCAACTGTCTCCGTTACAGGACGTAGACCAGAAGCTATACGCTTCCCTAGTTTAGTTTTGGCCCCTGTCTTAGCAGCTTCCATAGTTGCCTTAGGACCATATTTAGCAACTGTGAAAATTGACTGTACTACAGCATTCAAAGGAAGCTCAAGAAGAGCCGCATCTCCGTACTGTTTCAGAACTTTAGTTCTTTCACTGTCAGTTTCTGCAATGCGAAGTTCATTGGCAAGCTTTACAAATCCATCACCAAAAGGAATTTCTCTGGCAATGTAATCAAAAGTTTCTGGAAAGTTATCAACCAGTTCAGCGGATAGAATCAAGTCTTCAGGGCGAAGAGCAACATCTGCGGCAATAGAGGTAGCAGCAGTTCCCGTAGCAGTTCCTGTTCCTATAAGAACACGTTGCCTTCTTGACTGAAAATCTCTAGCCTTACCTCCCATCTGCTTGTTCATTTCAATGGCAATTTTCTTTGCCTTAGGAGCGCCAAACCTGTTCACAAGAAGTTCTAAAGTGTCTTTACTTACCTGTCTTCCAGCAGTAACAAGACCCAAATAACTTACGAGGGTAGCAGCTAATTCTTCATTTTCAGTAGTAGGATTAAGATTGTTTATAAAGGTAGAGACAGCCTGTCCAGTTTCAGATTGTTCTATCCTTTCCGCAGTTTCTGGAGCTAATACTTTTGTAATGTTTAGAAAAGTTTCTGGAAAGAAAGTTAAAAATTGTTCACCAACCTTTGCAAATATTTTACCGCCTGTTGCCCATGATTTTCCAAGTTCAGTTTGAGCGTTTGCAATCATTGCCATGTTATCAGAAGTTTTAGCCCTGTCAGCTATTCTTGAAAGAGCCTCCATTTCGCTCTTGAAGGGGTCTTCTGTTCTTAGTTCCTGATCTTCTGAAGCTTCAGGCGTAGCTGGAGTGTCTTCAGAAACAGGTGTTTCTGGAGTAATTTTTCTAACCACCCATTTAGAGCCGTCCCATATTGCTACCTCTCCTTTGTCGTTAAAGGCAGCATCTGTTGGAACCCACTTATTGTTCTCTAAACGAACAGCTTCTCTTGTTTCCGGGTTGAAAGCTGTATCAGACATTCTTAACCTTTATGGACCAAAACCGGGAGGAGGGGGAGGAGGATTTTTCTTTTTTCCTTTCTTAGGTTTTGATCCAACAGTTTTACCGCTATTCTTAGGAAATGTTTTGGCAACTGCTTGAAACCCTGCGTTTCCTCCTCCTGCGTCAACCCAAGCTTTTACTGCTTTTTCTATCGCAGCGTTTATCCTGTTACGACCGGCGGTATCTAGAGGTTGTCCATTTAAAGTTATACTTGTCTTCCCAGTTATATCAGTTGTAAACGTAGCATTTAAAGATTCTGCCGCTGACTTTCTTATTGCATTATAATCAGCAGCAGTCATTCCAGAATCTTTAGCTGCTTTAAGCAAATCTGCGTTTACTTTTCTTTCATTTAGTTTTTCTTTCTTCATGGACTGAGCCATAGTAAGAAACTCTTTGGCTTCTTTCATGTAACCTTTTTTAGCCAGAAGAGCAAAACCCTCACGCATTTCGTTTTCATTGATAGTTCCGTCACTAGCATAGTCTCTAATTTCTTTAAGTATTTCAGCACGATCTGCATCAACCTTTTTAGCCATAGTAAGACGAGGGTCTTCAGCGGCTGTTTTACCAAAGAGTCCCATGCCACTTCTCGTTAGGTCACCGACACTCTCACGCATACCTGCTTGCGCTCGTGCCATAGAAGCAACAATCGGGTCCATACCAGCACCAGCGTCTTGAATACGCTTGGCCCTTTCAGCCTCCATCTGTAGCATTACCCGTGCAGCATTGTTCTGCGTATTAAACAAACCATTTGCCATTTCTTTTTCCTCGTTAAATTTTAATTAGAATTGATCGCCGGGGTCAGTGTCATTTCCAGCGGCTCCTTCGGCCTCTCCTCCAAAGCTATCAAGAGACGGACCACCCATTGTTTCGCTACGGCCACGAGTTCCTTCACTAAATCCAAAGTCAAGTGCGCCTGTATCAGGATCATAAGATGGGCTGTCGATGCTAGGCGCTCCTAAATTTGAAGGATCAAACTCAGGACTGTGGTAACCCGGAGCAAAGCCAAAGGGACTTGTAAAATCAGGCATAGCTGAGAATTGACCGGGAGGTCCACCAAAACCTAAGGTATCAAGAGCAGAGTTTGTTAGCTTTGATATAGGGTCTAAAGGACCAACTGCTCCAGTTATTCCCATTAAGCTTCCAAAATCAAAGGGAGAATACGCAACTATACCTTGAGGTGTGTTTATACCTATAGAAGACCTGTTCTGACCAAATAGACCTCCAACATCTCGTGTTGCTGCCAATCCTGCCATTTCTCTGCTCATCATATCAGCAATATCAACAGCAAAACCAAGTTCACTTCTAGTTACGTTAGGTTCATCTTCCCCTAACGTTTCGGGATCAGGAGAAATTGTAGTTACGTTAGCTGCGGGATCGTAAGCTACGGATATATCGGTAGCAGCACTAAAGGGATTACTAGCTCCTGCCATATTAAGTCCCGTACCTAAAGCCACAAGAGGAGCGGGAGCAAAAAAACCTAAAGCCTTACCCATCATAGCACCAAACTTTGCCCCCGCAGATTGATTAGGGCTACTCATAATGGCATCCTGCACAGCCCCCGGAGTTGCCCTTTCAATATCACTAAAGAATGAAGGAGCTTTCGTACCAAACAATCCTTCAAAACTTAAATCAAGTCCAGTAGCATCTTGAACTGCATCTACCGCAGCTTGTTCCAGATCAAAAGAAAGAGCGTCGTTTATAGCCTGTTCTATGTCACCTAATCCAAACAAACCCCCAGTTGAGGATGTTGTTGAAGAAGGTGCTGAAGGAACTGAAGCAGTTGAAGTGGTGTCTTCTGTCTCAAGACCGCCATCTAAAATATCTTGAAGAACTTTTTCAAAAGTAAGTTCTTGCTCTTGTTCTTTTTTAGGGGTTTCTTGAGTATCTTCTGACGTCGGTAGTCTATTAGAAAACAAACCTTGGCTCAGAAGATAATTAACCAGAAAAGGGGAAAGGTCGGTAGCCATTACGTTTCCTATTTTTTTAACCTATCAATTAAAGAATTTACTCGTATTGTGTTACCAATTCCAGACGCTAGGGTGCCAAACAAGCCGGGGTCTTGTGCCGCAGTCTGAGCAAGAAGACGCTGAGATGCTGCCTGAGACTGAAGACCAGACGCTGCAACACTACCAACAGTACCACCAACACCACGGCCAACATTAGCCTGTTGAATCGGAATATCAAGAAGACCAACAGACTGAGCAATATCACCACGTTCTCTACCGAGAAGAGTGTCAATCAAAGACTGTGCTTGAGTAAACCCAGCGGTTCTACGCTGCGCTCTGGACTTCTGAATAGCTTCTTCAAGCGCCCTCTGTTCTTCAGCACCACCAGTACCACCAAGGCGTCCCTGTGCAAGCAGACGTGTTTCTAGGTCGGTTCTTGCCTTGTCCTCTTCTTCCTGAAAGAAAGGCTGCATTTGCTGATAAAACTGTTCTCCTGCTGCAAAGGGGTCCATAAAGGCATATTCAGCAGCCTGAGTGCCAAACATGCCGCTACGGCCAAGACCACCTTGGTAGATATCCGTAAGCTCTGGAGAAAGCGTAAGCAATGCAGCTTGTTTATCTGGATCAAACTCCGCTATACCACCGAGAGATGCTACAGTGTAGGGCGTAGCAGCATCCGTTGCAGCCGCTGCCGCATCTCTAGCTGCCTGTGCTTGAGCCTGAGCAGCGTCCCGTGCGGCTGAAGCTTGCTCTCGTTGACCGAAGAAGCTTAGTCCTGCACCTACTATATCAAAAAGTGACATGTCTTTTTCCTCTTAAAGTTATCTAACTTTACCTTGTTTGGTAAGAAGCGTTGTGTTAATCAAGCTTGAGTAATGACCATCTACGTCAAACGTCATCTTAAGTCTAATTGTTTTACCCGCTCTGGCGAGAGATACTCTGTATTCTCTAGGACTAGCAGCGGGAGCATACTTAGCTGCTCCGTATAGCGAGTTTGCAGCACCATATAAAAACGTAACTGCATTGCTGGTTAGGTTAAATGTTTTGGAAAACTTAGAGTCCTCTTCGTAATCCTTAGAAATCTCTACAGTAGCCGCTGCTCCCTCACCACCTGTAATGGTAAACAAACCTTGCTTGAGTATCTTGGTAAGCACAGGATCACCGAAGTCCAACCAAGGAGTTTGAAAAAGCCAGTTGTAATCACTATCAACATCATTACCACTACCATCCAAAGCTACATCATAGTATTTTTCGTATTCTGCAACAGAGTCCGATAAGCCCATGTAAAGCTCACCACTTAGGGTACTAACGGCACACAGAGGGTTATCTTTAAATGTCCAAGTGGTTATTCGGGGAAGCGCCCTTTTGCCCACAGTAAAATCAAACACGTATGCTTTGTTATCGTCAGGCATGAAGGTAATTACAATACCTTCTTTTTGGTAGTAAACACTCTTGATGTTAGCCACGTCTGCCGAAGACAACAGCCTTGTAAGGTCGTTACGCACTGTAAGAGATAGAGTTTCAAGAGGAGACTTACCATCACTTTGCTGTACACGAGAAAGTGACTGAAGACCTTCGTAGCTTAAGAAAACTACGTCAGAGTCTACGTATACAATGTTATCTCTACCTGCTAACCCTACATCTCGAATCAGTTCGTCAAGAACCATAGTAGCTGGATTGGTGGCACCAGAGTAGATAGCAATGTTCTGTTTACCAAAGATTACTATTTTGTTTTCAATAGAGCCTAAACCAACTATCTCATCATTACCCCAAACAGTTTTTAGATCAAGTTGACCAGCGGCACCTGTGTTTAGTTTCTCACCTATTAGGTTATCAGAATAAAATAAAGTTCCCTTTGCTTCAGTTATACCACCATAAAATATCCTACCAAACTCACCAAGAGCGCAGTTGGGATCAAAGGTAGTTACTCCAGAAGGAGCAACATATGCTGCTAAATCGTCAATATCATTCCAGTTTGTTCCGTCATAATTGATAGCCTTATGACCTGCCTGTACACCCCAGAACTCATTGTTAAAGTTTATCCACTGCCAGTTACTATCGGTAATGGTTTGAGGGCTTCCTGAAAAAGTTTGAGTAACTAAAGTATTTGGAGTAGCAGCAAAGTTTAACTTTACAACGGTTGCCCCAGAACCAGCGTAGTACTCTCTAGTACGATCAGATTTAACAAACTCTCCTATAGATTTTACAGGAGATGCCACCGCAGTTGTAATTTGTTTTATACCCTTCCTTGGACCCATACGACCTTCTAGATCGTACACTACGTTATTAGCCTCAGTCAGAAACTCAGGACCAATCGTAGAACTTTGAGTCTGGGTATTAAGTCCTTTAGAACCTATACCCTTCAGGATTACTGGGGTAACTGGTTTAGCTGGCATACCACGTTGTCTCGTTTACAGTTCGGTTTTCATCTTGTACAATAGCATCTCCAAGAGATTGCTGAAAGCGTCGTAGAGCAAGGTCAGAGGTTGTACCACCGTCTTCTCCACGTTCTGCTAGAGCTAGTGAGTAAGCTCCAAGAACGATGATATTTTCAGGAAGAGTAAAGGTATCCGCAGCTAACGTAAGATCAGCCTGAGGAATAACTGCGTGTACCTTAATATCATACACTGCGTCTGGAGTAGGCCAGAAGGAGATGTCGTTGTCATTCAAACGGTAGTAGCTGGGGTTAGCAGTTTGAGTATCACCGATGTAAGTCAGGTTATAGAAATGTGAGTCACTAATCTGCTTCAGTTTGTTATCGTTTGTGTTGTCTATAACCTGCAAGATACGTGTCCTATCGGTTACGTTAGACATATCGTAGGTAGCTGTAGAAGCTGCCGTGGTTACTGTTTCAACAGAACGTAGTGCAGTCCAGTTCCAAGAATCCTCGGCAATATCTTTAGCCTCGTTTACAAGCTCTCCAATGAGCTTCTGATAAGCATCTACTTCAGATGCAGAAGAGATAGCCCCAACCCAATCAGAACCAATGGTGTCCTCTCTAAGCCTCGTTAAAACCTTGTCTATGACAGTCCTATAGCTCATCAGTTAATTCCTCATCTAAAAATAGCTGCCGCTCTGCTTCTCTTCTTCTCAGCAAACCGGGAATAACTCTTTTGTTTGCATACTTCCACTTAAGAAACTCATCAGCACAACCGAAGTAATCTTTTCTGTTTAGCTTCATTCTTGCTGTGCTTCGTTGAAAGGCTCCTGATCCTATGTTGTAGACAAAACTAGCTAAAGCAGCTAACTGGTTTTCATTTACTGGTACTTTAATCAGGTTCCCTAACCTGTTTACCGTTGTCTTTAAGTCTCGTTCCATCAGACCAAACGCTTCTTCTTTTGTAACTGGCCTGTGATCTCTGGTAACTCTGCTTCCGTCTAGTCCGTATATTGATCCTACACCTATTGTCCAGATACCAGCTACATCTTTGTAAGGTTCAGAACGAAAACCTTCGAAGCTTTCGATTAACTCCAGACCTTTTTTGTTTCCA